CGGGGACGGGGTAGGTACTCGGGGCTGCAGGCTAAGCCTTTCCCAAGTCAGCAAGCATCAGGCGACAAGCATCAAGCCCCGTGGCTAAGGCTTCAAGCTTCAAGCCACAAGCTTCAAGCGCCAAGACTCCTGACCCTGGAAAAAGTTTCAAGCACCCTGAACCGAGGTGCTCAACCAAGATAAAACTATTACGTGGATGCTTTACATGAAAGGCAATTTGATGTGGAGAAAGACGTACCTTGTTACTCTTCGTAACTTTAAGTTCTACAGTGAAAAAGACGCCAGAATTATTGTAGCCCAATAGATCAGGAGTACCGGATAAACTAAGATTTTCAAGTCTAATCCACGATATTTCTGGTATAAATTTTTTAATTTTTGCATATAATTTTCGCTCTGGTTTCAAGGTAACTAGTGCTTTCTATTCCGGGTTATTTGGAGCGATAATTATCTTGTTGTCGGCAGGTTTTAATACTACACGAACAGACTGTTGTCCAATTATATTTGACTCTTGCACTTCAATTCTTCTTATCTCTTCAAGATGTCCATTAACGTGCATGTAGATGGTAGCATTAGAAACTGCATTTCCTTTTTTACCATTAGTGAACTGATCTAAGTATTCCTGTAGATGTTTAACAAACATTATTGACTTTATAACTATGTTACCTTAAATTGTCAATCATGGGATTACCAAAAAGACTTACAGAAATGCAACAGAGATTCGCTGAGTTTTTAGTATTCGGTGGACCAGAGGGACCAATGACCCAAACAGAAGCAGCACTCGCTGCTGGGTACAGCCCTAAACGTGCCAGACAGGAAGGATCAGAACTATGTAATCCAAGACTATCACCACTTGTTGTAAAGTATATCGGTGAACTGAAAGAAGAAAGATTGCGTAAACATGAAGTAACTTATGAAGGCCATGTAGCAGAACTTGCTAGACTTAGAGAAGCTGCTTTGAAGAAAGGTTCTTTCTCTTCTGCTGTAAACGCTGAGGCCAATAGAGGTAAAGCAGCAGGGCTATACATAGACAGAAAAATAATAAAAACTGGGAAGTTAGAAGATATGTCAGAACAAGAATTAGAAGCCAAAATGAAACAACTGTTAAACGACTACGGGCAGATAATTGATGTGACTCCATCTAAAGTTTCTGAATCTTCCTCACCCAAGCCCGTGGAATCATCGTCCGATCCCCAAAACTAATTTCATCGCTATCTTTATCGTAAGACGCAAATAGTTTTATATGGTCTTTCGTTTTCTCATACAACCAACCTTCATTAATTGGTTTTGCTAATTTCATTCTGTCAAACTCTTTTTCAGTTGCCCAGCCCGAATCACTCACACAGTCGATCCACTCCACTCGGACTTTCGGATAAGGTATGTCGGGAGTTTCAATTGAGGCTATAGCTTTTCTTCTTTTCCTAGGCATATATAGGTTTATATCACAGATTTATTTTTTTAAAATATGCATTCGCGCGCGTGAACCGAAATTTGATGGTACATTAAAAAGTGTACCAAAAATAAAAAGTGTACTAAAAAGTGTACCATAAAACGCTATATTTTATGCTGAAAAACAGTCAAAA